CTTCGGCGCTCGACCACGAGAAGGCGACGTGCTTCTGGTTGGTCAAGCTGATCGGCACCGTATTGTCGTAGATGGCCTGAATCTGCATGGCCTGACCATCGGCGGCATAGAAGCGTTGGGGGAGTCGTGCCTGCACCGTGTTCCCGACCTTCGCGCCATTCTGGACATACGCACCGTCGTAGGTGCGGTTGACGTTGGCGAGGAACACGAGCGAGTTGACGAATCCCCGGGCAACCTCGGTCGTCACCCATTTGGAGTTCGCAATAGTATTCACGGGCTGCTCCTGCGCGGATTATCCGCGCTGGTCGTCAGAGCCGGGTGCCATACGTCCGGCGCGGATTGAGGCCACGTTTCCGAAGCTGCTCGTCCCGCTTGTTCATGCGGGCAATATGCTCGTCCACGTCTACCTCGTCGCCGGGGATGTCATTCCCGTCTGACTGGCGGCTCGACACGTTCCCCACTGGCTTAATGGGGGCGGGAGCCTTGCTATGTTGGGCGACGGGAGGGGGCGAGCCAGAGTGAGCGCCTTCCAACCGTGCTTCTAACTTCTTCATCTCGCCGTAGGCCAACACCGGATGCAGCGCCGCTATGCGGTCGATTTCGTGGGAATTGCGAGCCAAGTAGAGCAACATCTGCGGCCCCTGTTCAGAGTCCTTGACGGCGTCTACCATTGGCGCGGTCAGCAGGAGGTCTTCCCGGTTAATCTCCTGCTCAAACGTCGGGTTCACTTTCGCGAACGCCTGATACCGTGTCGAATAGCCTTCCTGTCGCTTCGCTTCCCAGTTCGCTCGATGGGACGCCTGTGCCCGCTGCTGCTCGACGTATTTGTCGCGCCGCAACTCGACGCGGGCCGCCCAGCCGGTCAGCGCCCGCTGGAACTGCGTGTAGTCCTGAAACGCGCCTTCCTGCGGCTCCGGGTCACGCGGGTCATACCCCGGGTCGCGGCCATCGGGGGCCGGCGGCCGGGTGTCTGTCTCGCCACGAGCCGACCGCTCTTTCTGGCTCCGAAGCGCCTCGATTTCCCGCTGTAACTCGGCCCGCTCGGCGCGGCCCCGCTCCGTCTCGCGAGTCACCTCGCCCCGTTCCCGCACGAGGGCGTTAATCTGCTCTTGGATGGTCTGCTTGCGACCTTCCAGCCCTTTCTTGCGGGTTGCCAGTTCCTTGCCGGCCTGACTGGCCTTGTCCTGCTCGTCCTCGTCGTCCGGTTCGTCCGGTAGCTCCGGCAGTTCCGGGAGCGTGTCAGGGGCTGGCTCGTCGGCCGGCTCCCTGACGGGCGGCGTTGGCTCCGGCGTCGGCGTCGGCTCCTGTATCGGGGCACCCTCGCCGTAATCCGTCGTCTCGACCGCCGCGTTGTCCGGCATCACCGGATTGATTGCCATTCGTGCCTTTCGCTACGTCTGTGACAACACCGCAGGGCACCACCCACTGTCCCGGCCGCTCACGCCCGCTGGAGAGAAACGGTATGCCCCCCCGATGGCACGGGGGGCCGCTTGGTCAACGGGGAGCAACGCTTCAGAGGCGGTGCCCTACGGTATCGAAGCCTCGGCACGGCCGTAGACCCGCGCCGGGGGCAGTTTTGCAAGGTGTGCGCGTTCTGTCTAGCCCTCTTCTGGCTTTTCCACGGCCGCCGCCCGGTCAGCGTCGGCCTGCTCGGCCTCGTGGAGCCGGCCGGCCTCCGCTTCACCGCTCTGGAACTGGCGGTCAGCTTCCGCCTCGCCGCTCTCGTGCTGCCGGCCGGCTTCGCTCTCGGCCATCTCGGTCTGGCCTTCGACGGCGGTCAGCGCCTGTTCGTGTGACTGGGTCGCGCCGAGCGTCTCCATGTTGGCGGCGTGGGCCGCTGCCGCGAGGTCGGTCGTCATGGCGTGTTCGACGTAGGCGAGGCCCAGTTCGTGTTTCTGCTGGTCGTCCTGCAGCGCCTTCTTGCCGGTGTAGTCCAGTTGCGCCTTCCGCTCGGCGGTGCGCTCTTCCATCATCATTTCGAGTTGGGCGATCTGCACCTTGATGGAGGCGTCGATTTCGGCCAGCTTCATCTCGGCCTCCAGCTTCATCTGCTCCAGCCGCATATTGGCCTCGGCCTTCCCCTGCTCGATCTGCACCTTGCCCATCGTCTCGACCTGTTTCGTCTCCAGCGCCTTGGTGGCCTCGCCGAAGGCCTGCTTGAGTTTTTCGAACTCCTGCTGGATCTGCCCGAGCTTGGCTTGCGCCGTTTCGAGGTCGTCGTGGCCCTCGTCGGCGATGCCGGGCGGCAGCATCTTCTTCATGCGCTTGGCGATTTCGTCGTGGCCGGGGAAGTCGCGGAACCGGAAGTAAATATCGCCGATGAACTTGAGCATTTCCGGCGCGGCCTCGATGACCCGGCCGATTTCGTCGCTGCCCTCCCTCAGGCGGCTCTCGTAATTCTTGCCGACGCTGACGACGGCGCTGTAGCTGCCCTTGGCGAGGTCGAAGGTCTTGGTGCCCTTGGGGGCCATCCCCTGTTCGACCATCTCGGGTGGCACCGCCTGCGGCCGGCCGTCCGGGCCTTTCACGAACGGCTGGTTGAGCATGACCTCGTGCGGCTTGTCGTCGTTCTGGCCGAGGCACTGGGCGACCCGGCCGGGCCGGTCGTAGTAGTGCGGGATGAGGTCGAGCAGCACCCGCGCCTCGTGCGGCATGGTGATGACCGCGAGATTATCCAGAAAGTGGCTGTTGCCTTGGTCGCTCTGCTGCTGGAGCGCCAGCACCTTCCTGCCGCTCTCGCCGCTCGATGTCTGGTTGCCGAGGCTCGGGTCGTAGGTGCCGGTCGAGGCCTTGAGGAACTCGTCAGCGGCCCCGAGCAGCGCGAGCGAGCCGGCGAGGTTGGGGGAGGCCGTGTTTCTCTGCGGGAGCGGAGCCGGCTGGCCGCCAATCGAGATGGGCGACACCTGCAGGTAGGGGAAGTTGCGGGTGGCCGACTGTGCCCACGCCGCCTCGTGGCCCTTGAACTGGCCTTCGTAGCCGATGTAGGGAGCCTTGGTGTCGAGCGCCTCTTTCTCGACGGCGGCGGTGGCGGCGTAGTTGAAGAGCCGAGCGCCGTCCTTGGCCGGCCGGATCATCCCGACCCAGCGCCGGATGTTCCCGAAGAACTGTTCCTTGGCGACCACCGGGAAAATCGGTATCCACTTGCCGGGCCAGTCTTCCTGCTCCAGTATTTCGAGGCAGTTCAGCTTCATCCACTTCACGGTGCGCTCGGCCGTCTCACGCTTGGCCCGGACGCGGTCGCCGAGGTTCTGCAGGTAGAGCGCCTGCGCTTTCTGGTCGCCCTCCAGATACTCCTCGGTCAGCGTGGAGCCGTTCTCGGCCGCGTAGGCGATGCGGGTGCGGGTTTTCACCTTCACCACGAAGCGTTCCATGACGCGGATGCCGCGCTTGCCGTCCTGCTTGCCGCTCATGTCCGGCGACATCCAGTCGGGCGGCGCGAGGCTGTCATCGAGGTCAAAATCGTCGCCGGAGCTAATCCGGTCGGCCATCTCGGAGTTGGGCCAGTTGCGCCGGTAGACGTCCTCCGGCAGGAAGCCGCCGATCTGGCCCCACATGCCGTCCGACCAGTCCGGCTCGGTGGCATACGGGTCGAGGTAGACCGAGCCTTGGTTCAGGATGCGTTTCAGGACGAGTTCTTGGTCTGACCAGTGGCCGGTGGTGCCGTAGTCGTCGCAGTATTTCGCCAGCACCCGGTAGTAGCCGCGTCCGCACTTGGTGGCCCGTTCGAAGGCCCAGTTGCGGGCCAGTTCCGCGTTACTGCGGCTCTGGATATGCCGCATCAGGTCTTCCAAGACCTCGGCTGTCTCGCGGTCGCTGTCCTCGGTCGAGGCGTGGACAGAGGTCGAGAGGTGAGCGCGGCGCATGGCGTTGATGACCAGTTGCACGGGCTGATCGAGCTTGGGAATGGTGAGCATCGGCCGTGGCGGGATTTCGACGTTGTCGATGACCTGCCGGCCGCGACTGAGCTTGATTTCGTCGGGCCACTGCTGGCCGGCGTCGAAGGTCAGGTCGTCCTCTTCCAGTTCGCGCTGGTCGGCCTCGGC